CAAAAAGCTCATTTGCCTGGTTCACCAACGGGTCAGATGACCGACCTTTGTTCACTCTAACGCCTGATGATATATCAACATTATCATTCAATCCATTCAAAGGCAAGTTTCGCTTCGTAGACATCACTTGACGTATAGACTGCAGAATCAATTTAGGCTGGATTTTGTGTCCAACAATAACCCCTGTATTAGGGTCAATAATAATTGAGTCCTGAATCATTGGGACTACCACATCAGACAACTGTTGGTCGAACTTAGGACTGTTCACGTCAAGCTCTGGGGTTGATTCAAGTAAGTCTTCCAATGCCTCTTGAGCTTCAACTGAACGCTGCATTAGTTGCCGGGTGACCTGTTGCTCTTGCTGCTCTTGTTCGAGACGATGATGCTCATTCGCAAATCGCTCTGCTTGGCGCTGCTCATAGCCATCTTTCCACCGACGCCACGCTAACTCAGCCTGGTCTGGTGTTAAATCCACAACTTCACCACGTTCATTGTAGACCCTACGGAAGTCATCAATGGTGTATTCTGGGTCCTCACTGTCAACCTTAGCCTGTTCTTGCTGTCGCAGAACCTCAGCTAATTTTTGTTCAGCAGCCTCAGCGCGTTTGAGGGCAGCATTACGCTCACCTGTCAGGTGTTGGAACCGACGCTCTATTTTTGGGTTGCTTTTTCCTGGGCGTTTCCCTTGGTCTTCGTCAGGTCCGTCATCTCCTCTTGCAGCATCTCCTTCGCCTTCTTGTTCAGTATCTTTACCAGGCTTGGATTCAGACGAGTGAACTCCATCGTCAGTTTTTTCTGATTCCTCTCGAACCTTTTTATCATCCAGTTTGTCAGACGAGACCTTCTCTCCAGAATCCGATTGCTTCGACGTATCCTTCTTGTCAGAGCCAGCTGCTGAATCGCCATCTTCACTTGAATTATGTGCATCGCTCGATTCATTTTTGCCTTTTCCGTCTTTGTTGTTCCCGGCACTTGAACGTCTATCTCCGTTTTCTTGAATATCTTTATCTCGTTTACCAGATCCCTTAGGTCGTCCTTTAGCCTTAGGAACTGGCTTATCAATACCAAGCTCTTCGTAAAGTTCTTTAGCTTGCTGCTCCAATGAACTTTCTCCGGCGGCGTTTTCGGACTGTCGATTTTCGCTTGTGTTATTTTGCTCTTGGATTTTTGTTTCGTCATCCATTAACTTCCCCTCTTAAGAATTATATGTTAAGGGAATTATACCATAAGTTATACGAACATGGAAACACTATCATTATTTCTTTTCGCGCCACCTAATGTAAGAGATTCCTCTAAGAACTTTTGGAAACGCTCCTCTCTTGCCTTTTTGGTGTCTTTAGGCTTCGACGGGTCTTTGACATAGGCGCGCGAAAAGACATTAGAAGCGGTTATATTATATTTTTGGATAGCTTGCCCCATGTAACATAAACTGTCTACCGTGTCTGAGTACCCGCCCTTGTGGGTTGGCGTTGACGACCAAATATGCAGCTTTTCATTCCACTCATACTCTAGCTTCTCTAAACACTCAATAACACGCTCCAGACGTTCGTCAATCTGCATACCAACAAAGATGCGACGCAAAAAGTTCAACTTGTCCTCAACTCGATTAGGCTTTTTAAGCACTACAGTATTTGTTACACCCTCAAGCTCCAAGGCTCGCTTGTAGCTCTCATTTCTAGCCCCCTTGCTATGTGCAGCATCATGAGGCAAAAAGTGTGTATGGACAACCCACCCACGCTCAATCATTTCACCAATATACCACGTAACATCCTCATTTCGGTTTTCAATATGGTCAAGCACCAGTGGGAAACCTCTTTCGTCAACTTGGAATAAAATAATACTTGTATAGTCAGCGTTACCTAGGTCCCATGCAGTGTAGTATACCTTAGTTTTGTCCCCTTGGATGAATGTAACACGCCCCTCATCTTTCATGATTTTAGTCAACGCGCCAAACACCGAACCAGAGTTAGGGCTGACCCAGCTCGTCAGATACTCCTGCTGATACAGAGCGTCGTTACCGTATTTGCTAATAATTTTGAGACGCTCCTGCTCCAAGAAGCCTGGTGCCATATACTGAGCCACCTCCTCCATATCACAGTGCATGTTGTTCGCTAGTGCAAACTCAGGGTGTGCCAAAGCAAACTGGTACTCCTCATAAAAATGGTTTTTGCCACGAGGTGTCGAAATCATCACGCGCCACCCACCTGTTTCTGCAAGCATGGCGGTAACCAACTCAATTGAGTTTGGGTTGAGGACGGCATACTCGTCAAACACCACGCCCATCAGACCAGCACCGACCAGTTTGTCGACATTGTTGATACCAATAAGCTTGATAATTGACCCATTTGTTAGCTCAATCTCAAGTTTGGACGCATTCATGCGTACTATCATATTTTTCGGTATCATATCCAGGAAGCGAACTCCCTTTGATGTCTGAGCAATCCAAATGTCATTATACGCCGTCGAATAGTTGTTAAAACAATACCAGTATGTCCCTGGCTTAGTAGCCGCCTCACGGATAAGCAGGTTCCACGCAAATAGAGATTTGCCTGCACGACGCGACCAGCATAGCACGATATACCGAATACCGTTATCAAACGCCTTTAATATCGCCTTCTGATAAAGACGCAGAATAATGCCGCCGCCAATTCGCAGGAACTTATTCTTCATCAGAGGCTTCTGCCTCCTCGTCTGAATCATCCCAATGCTCATCGTTGAGGTGCCGAGTTAATGCCCCTTTGGAATACAACACCCGCCAACAAAACGGACATGGGTGTGGAATATGAGCGTTACCATTTACTTTTTGCATTAGCCTATCTCCTCGCTTTCTACATACCATACGCCATCATCGCCCTGTACGGCTTCATATGGAGCGATATCAGCGTAGTTTTCTAATAAAAGGGTATCCAACCCATCTAGCCTCACTACATCGGCTACAGCACCGTCTAAATAGTTAAATAGCAGGTCTATAGCTCCAAGGTTGCCGCCACGCATCGCCACGGCATAGACATTGGAGGCAAGAACCCGTGCAACCGTATGCTTATCACGGTTATCTCCCACCTCATAGGCATATGCTTGCCCACTATCTCCGACCTCATCTAGCTCTTTACGCAAAATGTGTCCTGGAGAATCAGCTTCACCAATAATAACTGGCTCATCGTCTCGCTCTACCTCCATAGTCTCGTCTTGCACCCGCGTCGACTTCACGGGCTTGTCGAGTTTCCTCGTAGCATCAGGGAATATCGTGCGAACAACAGTGCGTTTTATGACCATAACCTGCTCAGGCTTACCAAGGATACGCTCGAACGCCATTTTCATGGCTTTCACGTCGCCCTCCTCACAACAAACCCGAAGCAATTCCGCCACCACTGCCTGATTCGCACTCATATCAGGGACCGCTTGGCGGAACTCCCGATAATTCATTGGCAAAAAGTCGTTAAAAAAGTTTTGGAGTTTCTTCCCCTGTGCCATAGTATTTGTCCTTGAGGGACTGCCCATACTCCTCCCAGTCGATACGGAGAAAATTATCACCAAACTGGCGAGATAGCTCATTAAAGCCTGATTGCATCTCCTCTACTGTTTCTTTTGTCAGCATATAGCGGGCTGCCCCCTCATATGAGTATTTGTATTCTTGGTAGGTCAAAATCCGACCCTCCTCAATACACATTTTACCATACGTATTAGCCTCGCGTAACCACAATACCCAGCCATATAACTGGTATTTGTCGATTGCCGGTCGCTCCACCTCGCCTTTGGCTAATTTGATGGCACAACTGACCGCGTAATTTAGCCACGCCTGCTTGTCGTCAAGGATGAGCCGCTTCATCCGCCCACCGTCGCTACGCGGACTGATATACGTATACAGACAAAACCGCACACGGTCCACCAGCGATTGCTCAAAACTCATGGTGGCAGGCGCGTTGGATATCACCTCAATAAACCCATAATTGGTCGTCTGGTATACCTCCCCACCCTTCACCTCCACTTGGATGGGGTCGCCGCTGGCCATCAAGTGTAGCGTGCCATAGTTGTCGTTGTTCTGATTTTTCGCACCTTTAGCATCCGCATCGTACAGATATGTCGTGTTGTCCATGTGCTGAGTGTAAAACCGTCCCCAGTTGCGACTGAGCGAAAACACGCCTGCCCCGTCGCCCAGCACCTCAGCTAGTCCCTCGGCTAGTGTACTCTTACCCGTACGGGATTGACCAAAGGTAAACAGTAGCCCATGCTCACCAACCAGCGCCGAACCAACTGACCAGTCTCTGACCGCCTGCTGATACTCGTCCATCGTCTCGTACCACTTCTGCCAAGCTGGTGTCGGGGTGTAGTCAGGGTTGTATGGCAGTTGTGAGGACCGAGTTGTCGGACAGGCTAAAAACCGTTTAGCAGACTTGTCCAACTCGCCAGTATACCCGTCCAGCACCGCATTCGCCATCTCGAAGTAGCGCCTGTTGTCAAACTCAATCTCTGGCGCGTACACCGCAAAGTAGTCCCATAATGCCTGCTGTCGTTTTGTTGACCAGTTGCTCTCATACAGCTGCCGATACGCCTGCATCGCGTCCCGCCAAAATGCCACCTGCTCACCACGGCGATATAGCCGCCACTGGCTGCCAATGCGTATGGCTAGCCCCTGCTTGCTCCGCCTGAGATAAAGCGGACTGACCCGACCATTCATGCACGCAAAATTCTCGACCACCGCCCGATAAAACCACTGTAATGTCTCCTGATTCCGCACCGTCTCAGGCAACACCGGCAACTGATTAAACTCGGTCTCCTGTATCGCCTTTATGTCTTTGTCGCTGGATTTGTAGTTATACTCACTGCTTGATGCCATCGCTGTCGCTCCTCACCACCACTGAACTAATCTGCCCCAAGTTAAGTGTAACCCCCGCATGCGTCCGCGTGTCAATGAACCACACGAAGCCGCTTGTGTTGCCCTCTTTAAGCTGCTGCTGGATAGCCTGAGCCGTAGCCGCGTCCACGTAATAGGTGTCCTTGTTGCTCATCACCACCAAGGCGTTGGCGTTGCCTTTGTACCCCATCTGTTATACCCTCTCTGATTTATTTATTTGATTATTTTAGATGCTCACTGGTTATTGCCGCCGCTCAAGCTCAGCCGCCGCCTCGCGTTTCCGTTGATTATACCGCCGCTGCCGTTTAGCTGCTGCTCGCCGCGTCGCATCACCCTGCTCTCGCCGCCTTGCCCTCACATAATCTCTCGCCTTCGCTGTCGCCCACTCCCTCGCGGCCTCATATGTCGGCACCTTCTCGGTAATGGGTACGACTATATCACGCCCATATGTCCGAATGACAGCCTTCAAAGAGACCAAAGAAATATTGCCTGACTCCCCCACCCTAAAGTCATATTTAAATCGCTCGGACTCAAGCTTTACACGGTGCATACCGCACTCAGAAACCAAGGACTTCAAATGTTGAAAAAGCGGGACTTCATTCTCCTCCATCTTTTTCATAATCTCAATGTACAATTTGTTTTCTTCCATGGACCAATAATAGCATAGTGGGGAATGTAATGCAACATTTTTTTCTGTTACGGATTATTTTCCCTCAGCGAAAATAAGCATATATATATGCTTCCTCCCCCCTGCCTAAAGGTACCCACCCCCCCTTGCATTTATTTTTGTATATTGCATAATATTTGTGTATGATTGCTAACATATTATGCCATAATATATACTATAATGCAATGGGCTTGACTTTTCGTTCTTTATACTGTTCATTTTGTTCTCTTTTTGTTCTTTAGTTTTTTTTTTTTTCTAAAAATGACAAAAAGAAAATATACAAAATTAGAAAAACGAGTTCTCTCTATAAAATTATAACGCCAACATTTTTATTCTTGCATTTTTTGCAATATTCTTACAACAGTATATAATATGTTTTTTGCAAAATTGTAAATATTACAACAAAAAATACGCCAAAAGTGTTTACATAATGTACACATTTTGCTATAATTGAGACAGTTAAGAAAGAAAACGGCACAACGACAAAATAGGGTGCGACAGTCAACACTTAGCCAACATACTAATCAATAAGTCAATAGTGGAAGGACAAAACATTATGACAGATCAACAATTATCAATGTATGAAGCAATCTTGATGGATTGTGTGGGGGTTAGTGAGGACGCACTTGATCTGGTGGTGAGCTTGAACGGATGGACGGAGCAGACTTTAGACGACGTGTTGTTCTACTATACGGGTTATAACAATCTCGATCAGTATTTACAAAATGAGATGGTCAATATTCTTACTGGAGGTACAGCGAGATGACGAGGCGTGGTGAATTCATGCGATGGTGCGGGGACAACATCGAGACAGCGCCGAGCCTATTTGGTGGTGAACGCGGCGAGTACTTCGAGCGAATGCGCGATCAGTTCTGGGACTTTTGGGTGGAGAATATATGGTAAAAATAGGAGACGATCATGATAACTAGAGAGATGGTACATAAAGCGGTATGCGACATACTGAGTAACGAGACGATCACGGCTGGTGTCGGATACTTGAAAACAAATAGCCTTGAGTTGCCAGGTGGCGTAGTGGTACTGTTCGTGGACAAAGCGACACTGGCGGTTAGTCCACCAGAACTGACGGATGGCAAATACATACAGTTGGTGGTCAAGGGTCGCGGCAAAACAGGCAAGGCGACGACAGGCAAACAGCGGCTGCTGTTAGCAGACGACGGCGCGGCGATCTATGAGGCGGTTCGCAAAGCATACGAGTGGGAAGAGGCAAATGGAGGCATCCCAGAATAAACTTTAAGGAGAATATTATGACAAAATATACTATTTTTTGGCACATAGGCGATCAGCCGACGCAAGAGGACACAATGGAGATAGATATAAACATATTACCCGAGTATTGTGCGATTACGGACGGTGAACTTGAGGAAACAGCTGATCATTTGGTGAGGAGCGAACTGTTCAGGCGATACGGCTATAATACGAGCCGACAAGCGGTGATTGAACAGATAGGAAAAGAGAAAATCATAGAATACGTATCATTCACAATCTGGGCAGAATTAGAATATGGTGATGGTCCACTATTCTGGGACGGCGAGAAGTGGAGCGATGACCAAAGCATCTATAGCTTTATGGATGAAGATGCAGCGCGCTGGTGTTTCATGGACTACCAGAACGACCTGGAGAACATCAAGAATATCAAACTGGTGAAGTCTATTGTTTACAGGGACGAGCCAGACGTTGAGGATATAGTTTTAGAGGAGAAGGAGATAATCCATGAGTAAAATAATAGTAATTCATGATAACCACATCGATATTTTGAAAGATGGATACAATATCATCGAGCAGACAATCCACTTGAACGGTTCGAGCTTGCCATCCTTGTTAGACCAGGTCTACACAGGTGGACTTGAGTCACTCAACAGCGAGGACCAGGACATTCTGGTTGAGCTATTGAATGCGATTGAGTAACGCACAACTTGACCTGTAAGCGGAAGTCATAAAAAGACGCTCAAGTATCAGTAAAAGATAGGAGGATTAGTGGCAAAAGATTGGAAGTTTATCCGCATTAGAAAAAGTCTGTACTCTGAGCTGGTAAAGCTGGCGACAGAGGCAGATGTGTCAACGGCTAAAATGCTCAATATTATTTTGGAAAAAGTGATAGATGAACATAAAAAAAATGTTGACAACAACAATCAAAGTTTGCTATAATGCAAGCATAGCAAAAGCAAAGGCTATAAGGGACTTTACAAAGATTAGACGGCAAATGCAGTGGAGCGGTAACCACTAATAAAATAACCGCCGAGAGCCTACCCTAATCAAAGCCTCACACAACCTAACTTGAGCTATCAATCCCATATAACAACAAAGTCTAACAATAGCGAGATAGGCTACACCGAGTGAAAGCCTAGCGACTTGAGCGACGAGGGATGGTTGATGAACATTAACAATTTGGACAAATGAGAGTAAAACGGCACGACTTTGCTCTCAACCGCATAACTGGACAGATAACCAGGTCTCGCTTTAGTTACTGTGTCGATACGAAGCACAGGAGGTTGTCTGTTCAATTGGCTATATAAGTGGCTCGAGCTAAATATCAGTGTTGGAAACTATAGGGCTAACACGAGATATTAGTGAACAGTAGATTGGTCGATGTACCCGGGCTGAGACCAGATGTGACTTTACGAGTATCAAACACGAACTTTAGGCGCAGCAGAGGTGAGCTGCTTCTCGGCAAATCATCACCTTATATAGCCAACCAGTTATGCGGTTGAGATTAGTCGTCTTGAATACCGTTTTGCTCTGATTGTTGAGCATGATGTTTTTTGTCCACCCTATTTTGGCATCATGCTTGACAATCAGAGTATGTGAGCGTCTGCGAGCGTTCACATACCTCTGAATGTTTCATATTCCACCATAGCTCAATAGGTAGAGCGCCTTGCTGTTAACAAGGTCGTTGTTCGTTCGAGTCGAACTGGTGGAGCCATAAAGCAGGATGGAGAAGTGGTTATCTCGCTTGCCTCATAAGCAAGAGGTCGCTGGTTCAAGTCCAGCTCCTGCTACCATATAATATCAACCAATAATACTAGCAAAGGAGTATTATGGATAAAATCATCGTTATGTCAGATGACGAGATAGAGGTGTTCACAAATGATATCACCAATATCAGTGTCGTCGTCGAGTACGCTGGCGGTAAGGCTCTTATGATTGAGGCTCTTACCATCGCCAAAGACCGCTTTGAAAACGCGGGATTAACGAAGCGAGCGGAGACACTCGCGCAAATCATAAATGCGTTAAAGGTGTCTAAATCATGAGTGTTTCACTAAAAGAGGTAATCACATCTGCTGGGTTTGACTTGGATAAAGTCGAGGACGCGGAGTGGTTGCTTACTCGAGAGGAAGAGTTTTGTGAGCTTATTGAGCAAGCACAAGACCTTGTTGACTATCATGAGGAGCATAGCAGGTTCGATGAGGAACACCGTGAAGAATGCGAAGAGTGTCAACGAGCCTATGACGATCTCTACCAGGATTGCGCCGATGAAGCAAGGCTTGATGGCAATAAATAATGTTGAAAGGATAAGATATGAAAAACAATTTATTAGCAAAGTTTGAGAAAAACCAGCAAAAGATTGCTGAAGTCAATAAAAAAATTGAAGCTGAGGTCGGACACCTTATCTCCCAGCGAGACAAGCTCGAGGCTGCTAACGCAGAGATGCGAGAACAAATCAAGCAGGCGATGGAGGAGAACGACATCAAGAAGTTCGACGGCGACCTGGTCGCTATCACATACGTCGCACCAACTACTCGTACGTCGTTTGATTCAAAGCGGTTCGCTGAGGAGCGTCCAGGCATTTACAAAAAATACCTAAAGACATCTGAGGTCAAGAGTTCGATCCGCATTAAGGTCAAAGCCTAATGAAAAAATATGCGAAAGAGTTCATTCAGTCGACCGCATCACAACGGTCGGCTGAGTGGTTCTCAGAACGGCTCGGTAAACCATCGGCTAGCATGCTTGGTGATTTGCTCGAGGTGAAGCGAGATGGTGTCACGCCAACGGCTAAAGCTGAGGAGTGCTTGAAAAAAATAGCTTTTGAACGACGTTTTGGTACTACCTATGAGTCGTTCCAGACAAAAGCTATGGCGGACGGTGTTTTTTTTGAGGACTTTGCCAAATTGGTGTATCAAAAAGATACCGGCAATACATTATCTGAAGCTCATTCGTACGTTTCAGATTGGTTTGTGGCAACGCCAGACGCTAAAGTGATAGAGAACATAACAGGCAAGCATGGGCTGCTTGAGTGTAAAGTGGTCGGTGATAAAACGTTTATGGATATCATGGGAAATGGCATACCTCATAAACATGAGTTGCAGGTTCAAGGGCAGATGATGGCTTCTGGGCTTGATTGGGTAGACTATATCGTGGTCAACCTCAAAACTAAGCACTATATTATTTTGCGTATTCTGCGGAATAATAAGCTCATCAAACGTATTTATGAGCGACTGCATAATTTACCGCCGCTGCCAGAACTGCACGATTTAGGTGTCAAGGAGTTTGACCCTAATTTGCTTACACAATACGTCAATGGCAACACTGAGATTGCTCAGGCGGAAGAACTAATATTACCAGATATAGGCTTTTAGGAGGTCATATGAAAATCAATGTAACATACGTTCCATCAGTTTACCCTCTCGGCACGACTGACGGGACAACATATACAGTTATACCAAGGAGGTAACCATGAAAGTTAAAAATATCATCTGTAGGGCTGGTTGGTATGCCCTTATAATACTAGTGATTGCGATAGCACGCTACGCTTTCGCTGGTGGGCTAAATCCCCCTAAGACATTCAGCGAGGAGGAGTTATACTCAATAGCAACTAAGGATTGTCATAAACTGACTGCCCAGCGTATGGGTGTTGAGGAGAACCATCCAGCAGTATCTGCTTTTTGCAATTGCTACGGCACGACAATTGCTTCAAAATATAAGGGTATGCCCCAAAAAGAACTCATGCAACACGAACATGAGTTCATGGACATCGGCAAACAATGTGTTGCTGATATAAAATCACAATATCAGCAGGGAGGAGAACAATAAAATGGCAGAATTAACATTTATTATCGGTGGCACTGGCACAGGCAAGACGTCAAGTCTTCGCAATCTCAAGGGATCAGAGGTAGGGTATATCACACCTACAGGCAAAAAAATACCTCGCAGACGCGATATCATTCAGTTTCATGCTAAAAACTATGCAGAGCTAATAGCTGCTATTAAGCAATCCAAATTTGGGGTGATGGTTATCGATGATTTCAACTATTTTATGACAAACGAAGAGTTTGCTCGTTCAAAAGAGGTTGGCTATGGCAAGTTTACTGACATGGCGGTCAATTTTGTGAATGTGTTAAATCTTATCACTTCAAAAGATACCACTCAACGCTTTTATATCATGGCTCACCCCGCAGACACTGAAGATGGAAGGTTGAGAATTAAGACCGTCGGTAAGATGGTTAGCGACAAGTTTGTTCCTGAAGGGTTGGTTAACCAGGTTATTGAGACTATCGTGGAGAATGACGGCGATGAGCCTCAATTCTTATTCAGGGTGAAAACTGATGGTAGAGGAGTGAAAACTCCATTAGGTATGTTTGACACAGCTACAATCCCAAATGATTTGAAAATCGTTGATAATAAGATAAAAGAGTTTTATAAATAAAGGAGGACAATATGTCAGAGGAAGAGAAACTGCAAAAAGAGTTGGCTAAAGAGCTAGAAAAAAACGATATCCAGGTCGCAGATGATGCAGCCGCCAAGATGAAGGAGAATATCCTCAAAGGAGATGATGGTCGCTGGCTCGGACTTGGTATTCATGAGGTATCGGTTGATAAGGTTGAGCTTACTCGTGCAAAATCAGGTACGTTAGGTATGAAATTCACCGTCAGCAACGCTGACGGCAAGTCTGAGGTTACTATGTGGCTAAGCCAAGCGGCATTGCCATATACAATTGAGAACTGTAGCCGATTGGTCGTTCATAACGCCGAGCAGGATAAAAAAGATGGCGCTCGCAACTTTATGAGCAACATTCTTAGTGCCAAAGACTTATTCGATACGATGGTCAAGATGTTAGATCAGCGTAAAAAGGCGAAAAAAGAGTTTACTTGTTGGTTGTCTGTAAAGGAGAGTAAAGCTCAGACCTATACCAATAAAGATGGCGAGGAAGTCCCATCTATTGAACGCTCTTTGTTAAGCTATAAACCTAAAGAAGAAGCTAAAACTGTTGCGACTAATATGGCCAACAGCAGTGAGGGCGTAGACCTTTCAGAAATCCCATTCTAAATAACTAAATGTGAGCATATAGCTCACATAACGGGCAACTTGAGAATACTTTAGTCCTTTCCTTTAGACCTTTGCACTCAGGTTGTCCATTATGTGAGCTATATAGGAGTAATATGTTAGAACGAGATTTCAAAAGAAAAATCCAAAACCTTGTGACGTTTGATGGGTGGATAATATTACAATTACACCCTGGTTCTGGTATCCCTGAGGGGTTTCCAGATACGCTGCTTATTGCACCAAATGGCTATAGTTGCCATGTTGAGTGGAAAAAATCTAAAGACGCTAAAAGGCGACCGTTGCAGCCATACTGGGTCGATAGGCTGAACAATATGAAGCACGACGCATTTTTCATATATCCTGAGAACGCAGAGGAGTATCTAGAGTATGTTGAAGGAAGAAACAAAGGGTATAAGCCTATATCCCTCCCAAGAGGATTACTTGAGGCGACTAGGTAAACGCCCTTTTATCTTTGCTGGTGTTGGTTCTGGCAAGACGTTGATGGCACTATTCAGAGCCTATAGGACAGGCTCGCGGAAAGTATTAGTGATTTGTCCTGCTCCAGTCCGCGATACTAGAGTCTGGGAGCTTGACCTCGAGAAGTCAGGGCTGCAGTTTGAGGCTTTTCAAGTAGAGGGATACAGTTTCTTGCAGAAGCTAGGTACCCTTGAGGCTCAAAACTATAGTGATTATTACATCATTATAGACGAGGCTCATAAAATCAAGAATAGCCAAAGCAAACAAGGTAAGGGGGCTTATCTCCTTTGTCGAGCCACTTCACGCGGGTATTCACTCCTTAGTGGTACACCGATGAGCAAGTGGGCGGATGCAGTTAACTATGCTAAAGTAACTGGCTTGGTTCGCAATAAAACTGAGTTCTACCGTCGCTTTGTGGTTGAACAGCCGTCCTACGCTCATAAGGGCAAGGATATTGTTGGATACCGCGATACAGATACACTAATTCGCTGGTGGAGTTCAATTGCCTTGAGGGGACGCTCAGAGGAGTTCGTCGAGCTGCCTAAAAAGCAAATTATTGGTGTCGATATACCTATCAAGCGTACAGGGTATCTCAAGATGTTAAAGACCAAGATGACATCTGACGGCAAACCGCTGGATAATATCCCTAAGTTTGTTTGGGCTTTGCGAGAATACTCAGAAGTCGCTCCAGAGAAAATCAGCTGGGTCGTAGATAAAGTGGAAGGGCTTGATAACTGCTTGATTTTTGTCAATACACTATCAGCTATTGAAGCTCTATCCAAAGCGTTTGAGAAAAATCACATAGATTACGGTGTTTGGCATGGGGCAAAGAAAGATGACTTTGCAAGCAAAAACGTGATGATTGTGCAGTATCAATCTGGCGGCACTGGGCTAAACCTTCAAAAGTTTAGCACTACGATATTCTTATCGCCATGTTATAGCTTCATTGACTATACTCAGGCAGTTGGTAGGACATATCGTAACGGACAGCCTAACAAATGTACTTTTTATCATCTAAAGGCAAAAGGGACGATAGAAGCAGCTATATATAAGAAGCTCAAAGAAAAGAAGGATTTTGATTCCAATCTGACAAATCTGTCAAAGAGTGATATATTTAAAATATTAACCGAAGAAAGGTAAACTATGAAAAAACCAGTAGCAGAAGTAAATATCAAGATATTTAACGGGGGTAGTCATTTCAAAGCCGACACTACCGTTAAAATAAACTCTGACAACCCAAATGCTGTTATCGCTATACTTGAGGCCCTTGAGTTTTCCCGAAAGAAAATTGCCGAGAAAGAATATAAAAAGGCAACAAAGAGATTAATTAAAGAGTTGGAAAGTACTCTTGAGGATAAGTAATTTTATGAGTACACCAATCCAAATAGCTCCTATTTTGAGTCAGAGCCACTAAAAACGCGATGGTATCAAGATATGTCTAATAAAGAACAAGAATTAAAGCAACTTGCGTCTGACCTAGCAGCAGCTTCGAATGGCTGGTTGGCGTTAGAGTATTGTAGACTTGTCAACAACGACAATGCGTTTGAGATTGTTTATAAAACCTCAAAAGATGGACATATAACCATTAGATTAGAGAGCAACTCAGACATAGACAATCTGAAGTCCGAGTTAGTAAATAAACTAGCATTGTTAGGATGGAACCATGAAACGCTATAAACTACTGAAAGATTTACCGACATTCAAAGCTGGAGATTTATTCTATATATCTGAATATGGTGCTTTGGTCCATGACGGTGGCGACCCAGACGGTTATAACGTTATGGCTTATGCTCAACCAACACTCAAGAAGTTTCCAAACATTCTCACAGAGTGGTTTGAGGAAATCAAAAGACCAACAGACAGTATTCGCTGGAAGCCGAAGCACGATGAAAAGATTTGGTATCTTGATGAGAATGGTGATACTCATTTTACATATTTTGATGAAGATGACCCATATCACATTAGGCGTGTTGAGTTTGGTAATACCTATCGCACCGCAGGCGAGTGCGAACAAGCTCGTGAACGTAAGCTAGCCGAGGTTAGATTATGCCGAACCTCAACATTTGAGCCAGATTTTGAGGATGACGAGGGCGGCTGGGTTGTGTGTTATTACCACAGAATTAGACTGCATAAGAACCTATAGCTGCGATAGTGGTGAACCTATACGTTACAAAACTCATGAGGATGCTCAAAGGTCTATTAAAGAAAACCGAGAAGACTGGTTGATTTATTTTGGAGTTGACCCGTCAGACACATATAAAAGCTAAATGTACCCTACGGGGAAAGGAGGAAGAATAATGCCAGCAAATAAATTTAAAGTCGGTGATAAGGTTAAAGCTCGTAAGAACCTTATCGAAGGTAGGCAATACGGTTACATTCATTGCAACACCGATATGGCAGCCTTAGGCTTAAGTGGTAAGACGTTTACGATTAGCGTTGTGGATATAAATGCTTATCAACTTGAAGGCTATAACTTTTGGTGGACAGACGAAATGCTTGAGCTAGCTGAGAGACCCTTAGACAATCTTTGTGCTGGAGATTTTGTTAGCTCTGGCAGTAGTATAAGAAAAATTTTAGCGGCAGTTGATGGCTGTTATTTATTGAGCTACATCGGAGAATATACCGCTACGGGTGCCTGGTGTACAGTTGACGAGCTCAAAGAGGCTGGTTATAGCTTTATTGAATTAGACACTCCAGAGCCCACAATCGAAATAGGTGGTAAGAAGTACAAAAAGGCTGAGGTTGAGGAAGCAATTAAAGACCTAGAGCCGATTGACTAACTAAATTAACTAAACAGGAAGGATAATAGAGATGAAACTATTTAAGACTACCAACCAAAAAATCAAAGAGGCAGAGGAATATATTGAAGAACTAAAAAAGTTGCTTTTAGCAGGGCGTGCCGAGGTTGAATACCTAAAAGAGGAGTACAACGATACTGAAGAGGCTAGAAATCGTGTAATCGAGCGGTTAGAAGCCAAAATCTCCGCACTCGAGGAGGACCGAGCTGATATGCTAAAAGTTGAAAAGCAGTCACTGAAGAATGCTGACACCGCAGCAATTCTAGAGGTGAAGAAGAAGGGACTTGATAGGCGGGAGAAGTCACTTGACGAGCGTGAAGAGAAGCTAGCTGATGCAGAGGAGACAAAGAAAATGGCTGCATATGCTGATGGCTTAGCGGATGGACTACGCAAAGCTCATGAAATCACCGAGAAAGACCGCGAGAACGCCCTCAAGGTGGCTATGGTATCTGCAGCATCTCACACATCACCAGAAATAATGAAGGAGCTGAACAATGTCCACCAAATTACAGCAGGTGATAGCCAGAAGTAGGTTATCTACATTAGACGGTGAGTTACGAGAAGCTGCTGAGCAGATGCTCAGGGACAAGTTCTTCCCAAAGAATAATAGCACTGAGATTGATAGGGATATTCTTGAGGCGCTACAGAGAAAGAGTTTCTTCGATGATATACCACAGTTATATGAAGGGCGTGTTAAAGCCACCTATTCATATGGTAGCGATATTGTTTTACTTGAGATAACAGTCGTAACCCCTAACTATGGGTGTCTAATGGAAGCTATCAGGAAAATCAATAATCGATCCGATGGGCGCCGCGTATATAGCGCCCAGATTATAGTGAACCCTGCATTCTATAACTGTCTGGTATATGAATGCGGTACAACTATCGAGAAGTTGTCATATCGTCTAATGAGCTTAGGTTTTAAGGTTATCGTGAGTGACTTAGAGCCTAAGTGTAAAATTACAATGGAAGTTGACAGATAAATTAAACTAAGATTGCGACCTGAGCAAGTCGTTAAACTGCTTGAACATTAACAATTCAACCGTATAACTGGGTAGATGATAGTAACTCAAAGGTAAGAGTTTTATCACCATCGAAAGATGAAGGGCTGTTGTGATAGCAGACTCCTTAGTGTAGGTGTCGAGAGCCTACCTATCGTCTACTCAACTGGTAGCACCAACGCACCTTTAATTTTTGTTTACCAGGGAAAAATTGTGTATCTATTCTAGAACCAAAAACGACTATCATTTGGTGCTATCAACTGGCAACATCATCAAGACAAATTAACCATATTAGTGCTTTACAAATGGTGTTGCTAATTGGCTATATAAGCAGTGAACTAGCAGTCGCTAGTTGCTCATCGCAGTAAGTGCAGTTCCTAACCTGTATTAGCTGATAACGGGCAGATGTAAATTAAGTCCCGTGTGAGTTTTTTCCTGGCTGCTTATATAGCCACCAGTTATGCGGTTGAGGAGATTGAATATGAAAAGTTATAATAATGGGATGTAAGCAAGGTATATTTGATGAAGCGTAAAATCAAAGGACGCAATTACAAAACGCCAACACCTAGAGTTTACAGCATAAAAGAAACTCGCTCAAAGCAATTTATCCGCAAACAACTAATAAATAAGAGTGGAGCAATATGTTCACTCTGCGATAAGCCGATCGAAACAATGAAAGATTGTACTATTGATCACATTGTGCCAATTAGCAAAGGCGGTTTGACGACGATTGAGAACTGCCAGTTAGCACACAGAGATTGCAACCTAGACAGAGGCAATAAGGAGAGTATCAACTAAACCACTAATTTTGTGGACATAGAGAAAGGAGATCTCAATATATATGGCCAGCATGTCAAATATGCGGTAAACCAGTACAGAATATAAACGATGAGTTTTGCCGAGGTTCTTACTGCGACGGCAAGCCGATGACGTATCCGTCTGCCAAAAAACCGCACACTAAAAAGAAACTCACTCGTGCCATGATTAAAGCGCGAAGAAAGAAGGGTAGAAAATGAAAATCTATAGTGTAGGACGCGATGCCCTAGATGAAGATGACCTAGAATATCTGGATGAAAAAGTTTATGAATATCTTATCTATAATTATAGGGCAGGCTTTTGGGAAGGAGATGGTGTGGCAGTGCTTAAAGATAACAATGGTAAGTTCATACTGATGGATTTGGGACACTGTAGTTGTTTTGGTCCACTAGAGGAGCGTGACCCGAAATGTATCTATTCACTAGATGAAATAATCAAGTTGCTAGATAAACGTTGCCAAGACAAGTATGATGGGAAATATGTCAAAGATATTGCTAAAAAGCTTAAAGAATTGGAGGGTGTAGAGTAATGCGTGAAATAAAAGTTAGGGCTTGGTACAAGCCATATAAACAAATGTGTCAGGTTGAATCATTACGATTTGATGAGAATGGAGTTTATACAGCCGTTCTTATAGAGGAGCCTTTTTATGACCGAAGACTTGTTGAGGCAGACGAGATTGTTATTGAGCAATATACAGGGTTAAAAGACAAGAACGGTACAGAAATCTATGAGGGCGATATCGTTAAATATGACGATAATATAGGCGAAGTCTTTTATGATAGCGAGCAGGCTTGTTTTAATGTGTCGGGTTTTTACGATGGGCATCAAGACTACCCAACATTAGCTTTTAGCGAAAACGGTAATGCTGCTATGGAGGTCGTAGGGAGTGTTCACGAAAATAATGAACTTCTAGAGGAGAAATGAAAACCATGTTGATACCATATATTAAACCAACTAGAAATAAGCATGATAGTGGTTATAATAAATTTGAATGTGGGTATATTGACGTCAGACAGGGGCATAATCCCACCCACAAATATGTGGTTGCTAAGTCGGCAGACCATATCTATACTAACCCCAATTTGCCGTTTGTTCATATGGATTCAATAGATGGTGGTACATCAGAATCTGGTCAAATGAAGTAGACATTAAATGGTTAGAGGAGTTTGACCTATTCTCTGATATGGAGCTAGTGGCGGGTGTTCCAGATGTCTTGATTGAACCTGAACCAATAAAGGAGGAGTAATGTTTGATTCACTAGAACACGAAATTAAAAAACAAAATGAACTGCTTCAACAAATCTTGGACAAGGGTAGTCTAGAGACTTTCTTAGAAGATGTTGAGCCAGTTATGTGCCATATTAACTCCATGTATGCAAATCCATATGATTATGACGAGACACGGCACTGGGCAAACAGCGTAATTAGCCAACATCTTTTGAAAATTAGAAAACTTTACGGAGAAATAAAGTATTTAAGTCAGGTAATTCCAAAGCAGTATGAAAACTTCAAACGTATTAAACAGGAAGCTCCAAAAGGAATTGTACACAAAGATATAGACAACTTTATTAAAAAGTATGAGGAGGAGCATGGAAAGACTAATCAATAGAGGTTACTCAAAGTCATACATAGATAATTCAATAGTCTGTGACAAATGCCATAAGTTGATAGTGTATAATTGCCATTCTGGTTACAGCCATCGTTGCAGTGGACTTGCAGAAGAGATTCATGGAGCTGCGAATATAAGGTTTCTCTCTGTAAACTCCTTCCAGAATCGTGATGCTCGTTTTTTCGGAATGTATAATCTTGTTAACGATCTAGACTCTGCGAGCGTAGTGTACGATCCAAAACCCAATAAACCATCAAGAAAGGATATTGAAATGAATAACCACAAGAAAGAACGCATTAAGCGTTTAGTAAGGTCAATTGACCATGCAAAAGAAAGAATATTGTATTTCGAGAGGCTCAAACGGAATGACGATTATGTTATTGTTATAGAACACAAGACAAACGATAGACCGCCTGAAGTAATCAAGGATGGGTATGAAGTCATAAACCGAATCATTTACAGTTATAGACAAAAGATTGAAGAGTATGACAAAGAGCTGGATGAGTTGTTCACTCCAGAGACTACAGGAAGCGAGCAACAATATGTGCCGCCCAAGGATAAGAGATGGCGTTAGTGGATAAATATCTTATGGGTGTTAGAAAAGAAATAAACTTCAGCTACAGGGGATACGATATATCAATGACTATCTCCATCGACGGAGGCTCGTGTAAGATGTTTAAGAACGGTGAACTGCAGGATGAGAGCTTTTCATTCTCCCATTTTACTCCTCCACAAGACCGTTTAGATGCCATGGAACAAGGTATGTATACAATGTTAAGCATCATAGAGACTATAAACAATACTATTGAATATAATGAGGGTAAAGATGAATATTAGAATTAGGTTACCAATTATGATAGTTAAAACAGACTATCTGAAAGAACAAACACAGAAAATTGAGAAACTCTATGAGAAAATGCAAAGAGAAAAGGATAGCATCCAGCGTGATATACAATATTGGCGAGTGCAGTTCAGCGATTACGCTAAGCAACCTTGCCTTGAGTGTGGAGAAGACATTGTTGTCCAACCATTCGGTGATGAGAGTTATTATCTCGAACGTGGCGGCGTCGTTCACCCCAAGTGTTCAGATAAGTACCGAAAGCGTCCTGATTGGAAACCTCGAGACATCCATGAAAGCATATCCAATATAAAGAGAAAAGGCTAGAAAGGTCTCTTAAATGAGTACAAGGTTCCATATTAACAAAAAAGTTGAGCATGAATGCTCTTGTGGAGATAAGCATGAGCATGAGCGTTGTTTTAATCTCGGTGTCGGGGTTAATAGTCATGCTGGTTACTCTGTAATACTTTATAGTAATAAGTATTGTAAAAACGCTAAAGAACTAAAGCATTGGAGCCGGGACGGCGATATATATAATGAATACGGCAAACACTATACCCATAGAGAGTTTTGGGATATGGTCGATGAATCACAAAAGATAAACCCATTACTCGAGGATATCCAATGCGGCGGGTTTATTGATGGATATCGTTTCTATTTTAACGATAACGATATGGATAATGGCGAATACAAAAAAGTTGGTCATAGGCAATATGTATCAAGGTGATTAGAGCAAAATGGACGAACTACAAGACCTATTGTCATTTGCCTGGCGGGGGACAAAAAAAGGCAGATATACGCGAGACAGGTGGTCAGACGACAAGAACTGTCGCCCGTTGAAGTCTAGTAGGGCTACGGCGAACGCCTTGCTCACTGGTTACCGACAGCTCGACAAAACAGGTCGCTGGAAGCTCGTGGCGGTGGATTTAGATAATAAAGACAATTGGGGCGAGGTCATAAACACCTTTAAGGCTTTGGAGCTGCCGCAGACACTTACAGTGGCAACACCGAGCGGCGGCTACCACCTGTTCTACTGGGTCGCAAAAGATGTACCAGCTCAAAATATCAATGACGATAGGCACTGCAAGCATTTTGAACTCAAGGGCGATGGAGGAAATATCACGGCTCCAGGAAGTGTTTTCGATTGTGGAGCTACCTATAAAGTGGTTAGGGATATGCCAATCGCTAGGCTGCTAGCGAATGAAGCCTATCGCCTTTGCAAGTTCAAGCAAGAGTGGCGACCACCTCGTGAGTTTGACGATTTCACACCAGATAGGAGCAGCGTTGAAGCTGCCGCTCATAACTATGACGAGCGAGCCAGACGTAACCCGCGTGGTTGGCAAATCCGCTGCCCGTTTCACGATGACCAAAACGCCAGCGCCGTAATATTTAATTCTGGCTGGCTATACTGCAGCGGCTGCGGGCATACCGAAAAAGTTGTTAAAAGTGATAATACTCAACTGTGATATAATAGGAGTAGATAATTATGAATATACCTATAATTTATAAATCATCTCGCAAGAAAAACATTAAGGTAGACATTGAAGTGCCAGAGTGGGAGAGGTTTATAGACTATGACGTTAAGCACTGATGAGATGGACAGCACAACCCCAGATGAACGTGCTGCCTTGGTCGGTCAATGTGAATATTGCGGTAAATGGACAAAGTACGATAGCCGAGTCGACAAGGCAGTCTGTAAGACTGATGGGCGACCGCTTCTATTGCAGTCAATCCATAGTCAACGTACTTTCAACCCTAACAGGAAAGTTACGAGAAAGAGATTGCGAAAAGCAGCATCATAGTGTATATTAAGTTTTGTGTGAGGTTGAGTTCGATGACGAGGTGTCAGAGAACTCAAAAAGAGGTAAGATATATCGTCTTACCTCTTTTTTTGTTATGTCGCACAATATTATTTAGTTTTGTTTTTCAGCCAGCCACTTGAGCGCTATTTTGCCACATGTACGGCTGAAATGCTCATCCTCTAGCGTCAGAATGCGTTCGTTCACTTCTGCCTGCTGCTGCAGAGCTAGCCGATACTCGTCGACTAGCTCTGTGTCACTTAGCAATGTCAAGTCTTCCATGTGCGTCCTTATGGGTTTATCCTTTGCCCTGGATAAATCAGTCCGCGATTAGCAATCCCATTTCGCTCAGCTAGTCGCTGTGTATAGCCAGAATTGCCAAACAGCCCGTTGGTGCCGTGCCAGCCGTTTCTCAGTGCGATATGTCCAAGTGTATCGCCGCGACGCACGACATAACCACTAGTACTTCGCTGGACGTAGCCTGTTGAAGCTGGCGCGCTGACTCGTGGAGCTTGTGCCGCTACGCGTGAGTTTACTACTGCTTGTACTTCGGCTGGATTGTAACCAGCGGCTTGCAACCGCGCTACACGGTCATTACCACTACCGTACACACCCTTTAATACATCAGCTACCACTTGGTCGTTTACTGCTTTTGAGCTGGCTGCTGGAGCTGCTGGCGCGCTAGCAGAACCATTCCAGATATTCGGGCGGTAGTAGCCGATAATCGAGTTGCGGTAGCCGCCTAAGTCCATCAGATTAAACGCGTTGCCGACGTAGATATTGCCTGAGCCTTGGTTTTGACCGAAGAACTTGCCCTGATAATACATCGCGACATGTCCATACGTTCCACCGCCAAAGATTGCCCAGTCGCCGTCCCTCATGCCAGTCTGTCCAGAGTGCCAGGTAAAGCCGAGTGCTTGGATTTCGCCGACTTGGTTTGCGTAGCCACTCGCTCCACCGGTACGGGTAGCCACAACACGTCCGCTCAAGCTAAACATAAACTGCTTGAAACCTGCCACACACTGTAAGCCGTAGCCCTCGTTAAAGCCCCTACCGTTCATGGCGTTTACGAAAGCAGCAGGACTGGATAGGTCGGTCTTGTAGTAGACACCAGAACCCATTTGTGCCAGCTCTTTGTCCACAGGGTCGCAGCCTGAGCCTTTGTCTTGCGGCACGTCTAGTCCCATGATGCCAGCAATCGCGTTCTCACGCTTCTTGGCTAGCTCACACAAGGCTTTTTCGGTTGTTTTAGAGTACTTGGCTTTTGAACCGTCAAGGGTGATACTGCCGTCCTCAGCTTGCTTGCCTATGATTAAAAACACAGCCGACACGATGATGACGCTTGCTACCACTAAAACGCCCAGTTGATTGATGATGAAGTTTTTCAGATTTGAAGTTACTTTTTTCATTTCTCTGCCTCTTTATCTTGCCTGTTCTTCTCGCTGGTAACACCACCGAAGTACATATTCACACCACCTGCAAATAATAGGGCAGTCGCGGTGAGCTGTTTGGCTACTGCAGCAAAGCCCCAGATATCACCCAGACCCTGAATGACAAACGCTCCGAATGACAGCAAACCTACCGCGATTGACAGTTGCCGTGTAGTTTTCTTTTTAGATTTCATATTTGACCTCCTTGGTCGTTATTGTTATTTTGAAAAATCAGGTAAAAAATAAGCGATATCGTAGAGAGGGACACTAGTAGAACAATCATCGTTTTGCCTCCAGGTGCTGTATATCCTCTTTCAATGTTGTCACCGTTTGGCTCTGTTTAACTACCACGCCTGTTAGATACACCGCGAATGCCACTAGCACCACAGCAAACGTCTTTGCCAAGCCGCTGGTGATAAGCCGCCAAAAGTTCAGCAGGCTCTCCACATCACTACGTGGCAAGTATTTCTGCTCTATCTCATCCGTAAGCTCTTTTCTATGTTGTCCAAGCTCAGCTCGCGAAATGTTATCACTTAATATGTTCTCTATCCGCTCAAGCGCTGCTGTATGCCTATCAACACCATCTTTGATGTACTCAACCTTGGCTTGTAACGCCCCGAACTCCTTTGCAGATACGTCTGTACTACTCATGATTTCTCCCACGGTTGGTCTGTCAACCAGGTTATTGAGCCATACCACTCTTGCCGTCCAGGGAGGGCAGAATATCCAATCACAGAGCCGTCTTTAGCAAACTTGTACATGGCATTACCTGCATATCGGCCTGAGTTTACACCAGTGATAAGCATGTTCGTATTGTTAATTGGTCGATATTTCTTTGGTATTTTTTCACTAGGCGAAAATACGCCTCCTGGGATTTCGTTGATTTGGTCAATATAAGCTGAAACTGTATTGCCAATTCGAGTGAACTTCAGTATCATCCCCCAACCGATTTGCACGCTCTCTTCCTTGGCATTCTCGATGCTCGGGTATTCAGTTGGTACTCGCAGCCAATCCTTATACTCTATTGGGTTAGGCGTGTCTCCGCTTTTGATGATACGTTTATATATGCGGCTTTCGGTATCCACATATTGCTGCATGACATACCCATGAGCGTTGACACCTGGTACGGTGTTAGGGTCAAGAGGGGTTACCGTCAACCATCCTGTGCTATCTGATGGGCGATTTGTTGATGTTTTGGCTACATCTTTGTCTCGCAATACCCACTTTCCAGCCTTCAAGAACTTAGGGTCGTTAAAGTTTATACTAGTATTTTGTTCTATATACTCAGCACTCAAATCTAAAGAATTGAATTTGATGGACCCGTCCTTGATAGACCCATCCTGATTGTGAGAAACCAAGATACCCTCCACTAAGTCGTTACACCAGTATGATGTCGGAATAGGCTCTACGAAGTCCCCCTCAAAGTTGCCAATATCGGTGTAGCCAGGAGCTAATGTTAACTCTACGATGGTGTTGTTATCTGGGTTTACCTTCCCTTTCCAGCTTGTCTGGTTTATGATATTCACCTTTTTAGGGTCGGTTGGGTCAGCTACCTTTTTGTAGGTAACAAAGTATACGTTAGTTTCCCTAGGAAACTTGCTCAGGTCATGGCACATCAGGACAGATTCACCGACCTGACGCGACACCTTTACCGTTGTAGCATTAGCGTATGCGGTTTTAGCACTCGCCATCCCAAATTTGTCAGTAATCGCTGGCATGACTATACTCCATAAGCGAGGTCGCCCTCAGTTTTCTTTTTTACACCCAAGTCTTTGTCATTCACCGCCATCGCTCGAAGTGCTAGGTTACCTGGAGTTGAAGTTCCCTCGCCTGCTACACCTGCTGAACCATCGCCAATGCCTGACGTGTTGTATTGAGCAATGTCTTGTGAGTAGTCAGCCAAATCAGGTGTGTCCATGGTGCGTGCAACACCAGTGTACTGTGGATTCAAGAACCGAGAGTTAGCAATAAGTGAGTTCAGGCTGTTACCTGCGTTCATCCAGTGAGACCTGTCGTTTGTGCGGTCAGCGGCGTTATAGACATCAGCCACTTTGTACATGGTGTTCTGACGCTTTTCACCCCATTTACGGTCAGCCTCAGCAATATCGTAATTGTACTGGTCATTGATTTTAGCTTGGTCGTCCTCGTTAGCAGTCTTGAACTCATTCCACGCGCTATCAAGAGCTTGCGTATTCTGAGCCTGTGTTGCGTTAGCCTGACGGTTTGAACGGTTAGCAGCATCTAACACCTGGCGAGTTAATGCACGTGAACCACCCATACCAAGAGTAGACAATGAGCTAATAAGGTTCTCAAGGGTATTGCGGGTGTTCACATCTGTGTTAGTTTTCGCGCCAGCAAACTCTTGGAGAGTTGATGTCTTTTTGGACTTATACTTTTTCTCCTCTTTGTCGTACTCACCACGCTTCTCATTGAGATTTTTATCTCGCTTCAGCGCTGCTGCCCTACGGTCAGTATCTCGTTCGATATCGTAGTTGCTGAGCAGCCCGATGAGGCTGTCTAGCTGAGCTTGGTCAAGCTGTTTTGGAGGGGCTGCATATCCGCCACCGCCACCAGCATAATATCCTCCACCGCCGCCACGGACAGCTCGCCCGCCACCAGCGGCTCGTCCACCGCCCCGTGATGGGTTAGGGTTCGCAATTTGGGAAAAGCCGTGTGAACTCCAATAATTGGCGGTGTTGCCGTCCCAGCGACCTGCTGAGTGCGTGCCTTGATGCCCTGCTACCCAAACGTTGCCATCTTCACCGAGCCAGAAAACACCATTTTTTCTCAACATAGTGTTTGCCAAAGAATCTGCGGCACCTGGGCGGACTGTCGCTGTGGGAAACATCGATGAACCTTGTGAACCTGCGTACATTTTTTTCTCCTTGTTTGTTTTTTATCTTTTACACTATTATCTTATCATACTATTAGATTTTTATCACACCTTTTTGGCTCAAGAACTCAATACCTGTACCAATATACGTGAACAAAAGTCCTAAATGCGACAACTCATAATATGTCCCTGGCGTGTTGGCTGTGATTGAGAAGCTAATATAATCAGCATTTTTACGGATTTTTTGGTGTAGTTTTTTGTCCTTAATCGTACCAGGGTTGAGTACTGAGGACAAGGTTTCATCCCATTTTCGGTTATCCCATGCCCCATAGGACTTCGTGGTGTTATTAGCAATTATAGCGTCCCACCCACTACGATAAATACCTCCAAGCCCTTGTTCTGCAGTGTCTAGAGCTATGTTTTTAGAGTGAATAATCTCCCCGTTTTTCGAGTGAATGTTAATCGTGAGGTCTACAAACCCTGTAGCAAGCCCAAACCGCCAAACAGCCTTTAGTAGATGCACCCACTCCAAATAGTTATCAGCAAAAGGAACTAGACCGCTTTCAATGTAGCTTTTGAACACCCCAGACGAATCGCTGTGAGTGTGAGAGTTTTTATAATATCGCAACAGTTTGTTGCCCTGCCTGATGTAAAGGCTTGGGCTTTCCTCCTCATTTGGAGACCAACGGAATATACAATCAGATTCTATCCGCCAAATCGACCAAATACCGCCATGCAATATGTCATAGACCCAGACTTCATTGTTTTTCTCCTGTCCATACGCCACCGTCCAATACAATGATTCGTCATAGTATGCAGCATAACATTTTGCCAAATTAGAGTAGGACAAGTTCAAAACGCGGTCTCGGATTGCGGAGCTAATAATGTCTGTTGACTGAATACCAGAAATATTTGGCTTCACACCAGTTGACTTAAAGCCGTCCATCGACAGGTAGTATGCGTTGTTGTTCTCATGGATGACAGAGAATGGAGCGTCCGTACCGTCGTTACCCTCACGCTTCTTGAACTGATAGGTACCAGTTGAAAAGGTCTGGTTGTTCGCAGTAATATTGTTGGTTGTCGCATAAACGTCCCAAATAGCACCTTGCCCTGCCTGAACACGAGTTAACAGGTTAATACAGGTAGTACCCGCGTTATCACGACCAAGCGTCAAAGCCATAGGCGTTTCGATGCCGCCGCTGTCAACGACATAACTATCTGAACCATTAGCTGAACCAAAATAAAGCTCATTACCGACATCACCGCCCCAATAGACGACTCCCTTATTGTCGATTGCCCAGAGGCGACCAGAGATGTTGGTGAAATATTTAGCAGTTAACCCCTCTGTAGTGTTCTCAACTGGAGCGCTTTGAAGCAGGGTGATTTCTCCTGTATCTTGGTATTGCTTTTGCGTAAGAGGAAGCCCCTCCGCGACTTTCATGTATTCGCTGTCTGTTGGAGCGCCAGTACCAGTTGACACACTGGCGACGTACAAGTTCCAGCTTCGAGCGTCAGGGTCTACCTTAAAATCATCAATCTTAACAGTAACTGACTTTGTTCCCTTCCAAGTATCACGAATAGTAGATGACGAAACCTTAACTGGTGGAGACATTTTAGTAGAGCCACCGATACCGTTGTAGGCGATACGGTAATAATAATCTAAAGCATTAGTGCCGCTAAACCCAACAGTATCAACCTTTGGTGTTTCTGTTGGGTCATCAACACGAGATAGCCGCTTCACGCTATCTGTCTCGATATCATAATAAGTAAACTTATTTACTCCATTACCTATCACCACAACATTAGCTGTCTGTGCAAATGTCGCCAATTTGGGATTGTCAAATACTGTGTCAAACTTTTTCCAGGTAGACATGTCTGGACGGAGAACATACAGCGATGTATTCACGCCATCAGTAAAAAGGTTCAATAAACCCTCTGTGCCGTCAGACCTCTTAAATGGAAAATCACAACCAACAGGGGTCAGCCCCTCTGGGAGGTCTGGGATTTTCGAAGTGTAAAACGAACCACGCGGGCGCACGATAGCGTCATAGTCATAGATGACATTGTACGCTGCTTTGAGGGCGTCCTCCTGCATACGGTCTCGCGAGAAATAGGATATCTGCCCTCGTTTCCAGCTTCTGAGGTCTTTTACTTGAATACTTGATGAATTTTTGTCTGCCATGTTTGTTCTCTTTTTGTTCTTTTTTATCTTATACTAGCGGAATCTGCCTCCCATAATTTCCTCGAACGGCGGTTGATGTCCATCTCTCTGCCCACCAGCTCCAGTAATAAACAAATGCTGCCTCATACTGTTGTTCTTTCGCATCTGCTTCATAAAGACATCTGCCTGCTTGTAAAACTTGTCTGCGTTACGAGCGATGAACGGCACAGGACTTGCATCGCAAAGAGTTGCCGCCATATACGCTATCAGCCATGACTTATTTGGTATCATGACCTCCTCACTGCCAGAAGTGTATTCTTTAGGGCGCATATACACTGGCAGCCGAAGCGAGTAATTATTGTACTGTAGCGGGACAGATTTCAATACAAGCTTATCACCCAAAATAGTACAAACGTCCTCTGCCCGAGAAGCATCAAACAAAGCTTGGTCCGTCATTTTATATTTACCAACAGTCGATTTGTTGTAGTCTAATACATAGACGCTATCATATGGTGAATTGCCGACCAAAATACTACAAGTATTTGGGACGGTGTATGACAGCTTACCGATTTCAATCAACTCAGGCAAAATAAAATTAAAATTAAATAACCCCTGCCATTTTACATAAGGATAATCAAACCAAGCATTCATAGCCTGATTTAACGTAATCAAATACGTCTTAAAGTCATCACTACCCTCTGGAACCTGTTCATACTCACCATTAACCTTGGTGTACACGTCCTCAATAATACTTTTTACCGTTGCCATAAAATCACCTCAACTCCTCTTTAATCCGCTCCAATATCACCACAACATCAGCACTAAGGTCAAGTTGATATTCGTTAGTGCGTCCAGTCTCTTTTGCAAGCCTCCGTACAGATACTGTTGAAGAGTGCTGCTTAATATATAGGTCAAGCAACTTCGCCACTCGCTGGCTATCTGTTGTCTTTTCTTTTGTTTTTTTTGCCTCTTTGGTGGTAAAGGCTTCATATTGATGCCTCTGGAACTCTTCACTAGAATTATACTCCATCGTAAACCTCCTTTTGTGCCATTATACCAACGTCCTCAGGTGCTAATTGAATACCATATTTGGCTGCTGCCTGGATTTTCCCAGCTGGAGGCAAATCCTTAAATGATATTGACACCGTTGGGGCTTTAACTTCACTCATAGCCTCCTGTTGTTTCTGCTGGGCTTCCAGTTGCTTCTCTTGAGCTTCCTGCTGTCGAGCCTCCTCTAAAGCCTTTTTAATCTCCTCAGCGATTTTCGCACTATTCTCAAGGTTCGAGTTCTTTGTCATCTCCTCAATCATTAGTGGCAAAACAGCCCGCATAGCTTTAGCCATAGTTGGGTCTGCCTTGGCAGCCTCAAAGAAGCCTGTCATGAATGTATTCAGCCGCTTCAGGTCCTCCTCTTTAGCCATCTGACGGGTGCTTTCAAAGTCAACAGATATATTGACGTTTTTGACGCTCTCCACATCAAGAGATACCTCGTTTGCTTCGTTGATGGCATTTGGGTCGGCCTCCCTAATCAGGTTCGCATACTCCTCATCAACCGTAATAACAGGGGTCGCATTGTTCTGTTCAGCCATTGCCCGTATTTCCGCGAGGTAAACGTTAATTTGGCTTTCCAGCACCATCTCAAAGAATTGCTCAAAGTTCTTACGGTAATAGTTATTCTCAATGTCAGCCTTACGGTCTTGGCTGTTGACACCTGCCTGAGTTTTTGAATATATTGGGTCGCCGACCTCAGCTGAGATAGAGCTATCATTAGAGCTAGGTAGTGAGGACAACAACACAGACTTCATCAAATTGAACAGAGCTGGGAAGTTCTGCAAGGTTGTAGTGTCGATAGGCAGTAATTGGACATTGCCCTCCTCATCATTCAAGAACATTGTGTTGCCCTTTGTTAGACTAAAGCCATCCTCATCGAGGCTAATCCCCTTAACAAACTTGGCAGGGTCAGTGTTGTAGTCGGCTGTGTAAACGAAGTTACGAAGCAAAGATGTCAGTGTTTGCTGGATGCCATATGCCATATCAACAAGCGAGCGTCCCATGATGCTTGAGCCGTCAAAGTCAGAGTACAACCCCAGCACTCGACGGTAGCCACTTAGATTTGGCATAACTCGCAATATAGTACCCGAAACATAGTGATAGGTGATAACCCAATTATCATCAACATAGACAAACAGCTCATACATATGGTCTGGCAGTCCTGTCATTTGGACTTTGAGGTTTCTTTTGTCTTTATCAATCGACTGCCCTGTACCGTAGTCAAGCACTTGCTGAAGTCCCTCTTTATTCCAAGTGCTGCCCTGCTCATCATCAATACCAGCAATAAGCCTTTTGATAGTCTCCTTCGTCTTGAGTGTGCGGAACTGCACATAATTGGCGCTATTGATGCTGCTTGCATATGCTTCTGGGTAAAGGTCTCCCCAGTAAATTGGCTCAAAGCCGACTGTATACTCAGACTTATCAATCAGGAAAGGCAAATACACAGCCGCAGCACCAAAAGTAGCCGCGTTTCTTAGCATAATCCAATACTTCTGTAAAAGTGCATAGCCTTTAGATGACCCTGTACGTAGAATGATTTTCTTAGCAATGTACTCATATTTCAAATCTTCAGCCTTAACTCGAGCATGAGCGTCGGTGGTAAATGTTGGCAACTTCTGAACAACATTTTTAGGCATTTTTTCCAAATATGAGGACAGAGTGTTATCTACTAAATCGGCATACTCCATCTTGCCGTCAAGACGAGCTGTAGGCTTACGGTAGAATATACGCTCATTTCGCTCCAAAAAACCCTCTGTAACATATTTCATAAAGTCTTGACTTTCCTCAAGACGCTTTACGAGTTCCTCAACTGTGATATCTGGTTTGTATTTCATGTTTTGTGTTTCCGATTATCTTTCTTGCTTTTTATTTTATCATAGATTAGAAGCTCATGTCAGTATACCGCTGAGTTTTGTTCTTACGGATTTCGTTTGCCAGTTTCACCTTTACCTTAAACGGAACAAACTCAGCATCTTGAACTGTTGCCATTTTCCGTGCAGAAACTGGCTCCCACTTGATACCAGCATTGCCACGGTTGCCAGTCTTGTCTGACGCACCAAATCCACTCTTTCCGCCGCTTCCAAAACGACCGCCTCTACGACCATATGGTACCCAGCCGCCACGCCCGTACGGTGTATAGTTCTCATCACTCTGATATTGTGCTGCAGGAGTTGAGCCTTTAGCGCCAAGCATAGCGTTCAAAGTATTCCACAGATAAGTCTGACCAGATTTTGTTGAGCCAAGACCGTTCTCGCTAAAGAAGCCGCTGTCATCAAGCTCACGCATAAAGTTGTTGAGCTTTTGATAGTTAGCAGAACCGCTAAGTATCGCCTGCTCTTGCATGTGCAACTCTGTCTTTGCGGTATTGTATTGCTCGTAGCTAATCTGCTTAGACTTCAAAGCATTGTACAGCTCAGTCGACTGACCTGAAATCTTATACAGAGTATCTCGCTGCTCTGCTGGCAGGTCAGTCTGGGCAATAGCGTTCCTGATGGATTGCATCGATATCGGCAATTGTGAGTTTTTGGTACCGTTTTTGGTTGGAACTGAAGCGTCAGACTTTAGCGTGTTACCGCCAAGCGTTAGCAATTCAGCACCGCTGCCACCAAAGAAACCGTCACGGATTTGACGAGACAAGTCCGCCAGTTTGCCATTTTTCTCTAACTTCTTGGCATTATCTGGCTTTCCTCCCTGCGTGTCCAAAAAGGTGATAGCGTTCTGGACAGACCTGAAGTTATTATTTTTGTCATTGTCAAAGGTATTAAACATCTCACCCACGTCTTTGCCAAGTTTGTTCTCTTTGCTGTAGTTGACTAGCCGCTCAATAGTAGGGTTGAACTCAGCCGTTTGAGCGTCGTTAATTCGTTTATGCACAAATATACCCTGGTTGTCGACAGTGCGTACTCGCCCTGCAGCATCGCGGCTGTCAGGTAGCGCCTCACGAAACCATGGGTCGTAGGCTTGCCTGACGGCATTTGTGAACCATTTGCCCATATCTTTATCGTAAGAGGATTTAGCGTTTAGACTTTGCCATTGCATACTAGCGGTAAACGGCTGAATACCATTATTGCTCAATGGAATAAGAGATTTACCCTGGTTAACTGCAAAGCTTTTAGCGTGATACATATTATCACCACCCTCGCCCTCGCCTGCAAGCAATGATTTGCCTGCGGTGAGAGCGTTATCAGTGCTGCTGATGTATGGCAAGCTGTCAGACATCATGTTAATAGCCTCATCTGGACGAGATTTGCCCGTAGCGATATTGTAAGCCGTAAGAACTGCAGCAATCTCAGTCTCCATGTTGGTCGCCCGAATAGGGATATATGTATCGCCAACCAAACGGATTGAGATACCACGCGGCTTGTCCACTTCATCGCCATTATTGTAGACAATAGCTCCAGCGTTTACTAAGCCCAACACGGTTCCAAGCAACCCGTAGTTAGCAACTGTATTTCTAAATGTAGCTAACTTATTATGGGTGCTAGAGCGTCCACTCGCTAACAGCTGGTCAATTACTGTCTTGTGAGGGACTAGACGATATGCAGCGTTGATAGTAGCGTTTGTCGCCACGCGAGCGTACGGCAGTATTGCTTCAGCCAGAGCCGCAACCGTCCGCTGGCGAGGTGTGCCGTGCTTCTCGAAGCCGCTGACAAGCTTTTGAGCGAGGGTGTTCTGCCGCTCCACCAACTGGTGCAATTGAGACCTATAAGCCTCGCTACCAGTCTGCCTGAGCTGCTCATATGCAGCCATAGCCTTATTTGCCTGGATACGGTTCGTCATAGCGTTAGACGAGCCGACCAAAACATTGACCAAAGCCTCCTCATCAGCACCCATCATACGTGCATAATTCACAACCTCAGCACGCGTTGGGTTTTTCCCTGCAGCCCTCAAGTTGGCTTCCGCTAGCGCCTCACGGATAGGCTGTTTGCGCATATTAGCCACACCGGTAACAGGTGTCATGACAGTCTCATACAAGTTGCCTACACCATACTTGTACGCCTCAGACACAGACAACGGTGTTGATTTCCAACTGTTCATAGCTGATTTCCAAGCAGACCCAAACGGATTACCCCCATTTGGCATAGATTTGACTGTACGGACTGGGTTTTTAACAAATGCCTCAACCGTGCCTAGAGCATCCTGAAGTGCGTTGCGTGAAATGCCAGGAACGCTCAACAACTGGTTGGCGTTTTTACCACTAACAATATTCTCGAGAATATACGCTAGTTTATGCCCTGCAGACTGTTTACTATCGATGAAGCGGATAATGTTACTTAAATCTCGCTGCAACTCACCCTTGCGTCGTTCATATGCTGACCATTTCTGAGATGATGGCGAGCCTTCCGCAAGATTATCTTTTCTGACCATCGCGCGGTGCTCACGCTGGATTTCGTTCTGCTTAGTAATTAATTCCTCAAGCTCTGCATACTTAGTGGCAAAATTGTCTTTGATTTTTTGACTGACTTTGGCTTCGCTCAATATGTCAGCAATCGGCGAGCCAGCGTCGTGCGTTAGCCCAACAGCTCTTGCTAGCCCAGCATTGAAGTCGTCTGGCTTAGCAGAGCCAGCAACAGTACGTTTAGCCAAGTCTTTCATCGTTAATGGTGCGTTGACATCAGCCCCACTGGATTTAGGGGTCTCAACTGGCACACTGTCCATGTTGTCCGGCAAAGAGCTGCCCTCCACTGATGGAGTGTCTGGGTCAATTTGCTGTAGCTTGGCGTTTAGTGCTGCTTCCTCAGCTTGAGTGGCTCCAGCCTTAGCTTCCTGAAGCTGCCTGACTTCATCAGCACGGCTAACAGGCGCTTCAGTAGGGTTCTCCTTGTTTGGCGTATTAACGCCATCAGCAACTGGCTGTGCCGCCTCCGCAGGCGGGTTCTCTGCCTGAACGGGCTGGGTAGGTGTCTCAGGGTTCTGCTGAAGCTCTTGTGTTGGTGCTGCATCGTCAAGCGTCCTCGGCTCGACCACACCATCAGCACTGTGTACTGGGTTCTTTTCAAGCAAGAGTGGCATTTGGTTTTCGGCAATCAGTGGGCGGTTCACACTCTTAACAGGGCGAAGTTCACCACCATTAACCTCTGGAGTAACATAACCATGAGCCTCAGCTCGCTGCTGGAATGACACATTAGTGTCAGGCGACGCCGCTTCACGGGGAGAGACCGCCGAGTTTTCATACGGGACTACCACGTCATCACCAATTTTAGCGCCATGCTTATTTTCTAATAAGTTCTCACGGATTGGGGTTAATCTGTCATGGACTTTAGCGAACGCCCTGCCAGCCCCATATCCACCAAGGTCTAACGCCCCTTGAGTAACAGCAGATAATATTGCATCTTGAGCGCCTCGACCAATAGCCTGACCGATATCGCCAGTTTCACCGTATGACTGCGCGCCTGTAGCGATACCTTGCATACCCCCGTAAAACGCAGCGTCTCGAGCCGCCCCACGAACAACTGGGTGATTGGCAACTTTTCGCACGAAATTGACGCCCTCTACGGCTGGCATTGGTACCCGCATAACATTACGGGTCGGGTTCGCAAACATAGTTGCATCAAGACCAACCTGCAGACCTTTACCGCCAACAGCTACCCAGTCTTGAGCATTACCCTCACCCCTGGCAATACGAGCAGCCGCATCATCGACATCACGAGTACCAACAATTTGCTGCCCGTTAATGTCTCGCATATTATGTATCATCGAGCGGAGGTTTTCACCGTTTTTGTACAGTCTTTTGGCAGCCTCCTCCTCGCTAACACCTGTCAGCCTATCTTTAGCATAACCAAGCAGTGAGCCACCCTGTGCCGCAACATCGCCAACAGCACCAATACCTTGCTGGATACCAGCCCCAAGACCCTTAATAAGACCCCATAATCCCTCGTCTTTTTTGTCGCGTTCAGCGTATTTAGGCTGATATTGAGACACATCAATACCATACTCAGGGCGAGTAGACTGAGAATAATTCCGCACATCATCAAGACTGATGCCTGTCTCAGCTGAGATGTCCTCCCAACTTTTACCAGCATCAAGCCCTCTATCGATGTCAGCTGTCCTGTCCTCTGGCTCATCCTCTGCTACAGTAGAAGCCTCCTCTGCAGCCGCTGCACGCTGTTGTGCTTCAGCCGCCGCAGCTGCTGCTGCATGTGCTGCTGCTTCCTCTGCTTCCTGCTGCCGCTTTTCTTCATCTAACTGAGCCTTTTCCTCAGACAATAAATAGTTGCCCTCATCCTCGTCATCTTGCCCGAAAATGTCAGAGGACACCTGTGGCATTTTTTTACCACTGGCTGTTTGGGTCGGCTGCCAATTATCTTGGACTGCTTGGACAGATTTTATAGCAGGGGTCTGGAGAAGTTCGTCTTTTTTATTCTCCTCGTCATCGTCATAGTACCATTTAACCATTGTTTGTTTTTTCCTTTTTAGTGTTATACATTCAGTATATCAAAAAACCCTGTGGGGATACAGGGTTTTCGATGCGATATGTATGGCTACTGGGTAACGATAGTAGACACACCCTTTTGCTTTGGCTTTGACACAACACAAGTGTACATGTACAAACCAAGCAACAGGTCACCAAATGCAGCTGGGCTTTCGCCGACCTTTGAGTCGTCCAAGAAGCGTGGTGCTGACACAACTTCTGGGTTCACAAAGATAGCAAGCGTCTTTGATGGCAGAATGTCAGCTGGGACTTCTTTCGCCTTAACGCCAGCCAATAAACCGATGTCACCAGTACGGAGACTTTTCTCCATACCCTCAGTGAATGGGTTCATTATGCCGCTCTGACGAATAGCGTCCGCTGCAGTCGTGCCGATGTAAGCGATGACCTTATCAGTCTTGAACAACCGAGCGTTGACCAAGAAGGCGCGTGCTGCCAACCAGTCTGCATAACCATTAGTTGTTTTAACAACCTTTTGGCTTGTAGTGGTTGCAATACCTGCCAATACCGCCAGACGATATGAGTCAATAAGCGGGACAAGCTGCTCTTTAACAATCGCACTAAGAATCTTACCGCCCTCTTTGATAGAGTTGTTGGTCGAAGCTACTGTGCGGTCAAGGAACTGCTTAATGTCCTTAGACTGGTCAAGCGTGTAGGTGTTGATTGTTGCATCAGTGTTGGTGATACCCGCAATCTGCTCACTAAACGTTTTAGATGCGTCGTGGTCTTTAACTGCACCCGCAGTAGTGATTGTACGGACTTTAACAGTCTTAGACCCCTTCTCAAACTTAATTTCTTTGTTGTTGCCTTCAAGTTCTTTTGTGTAGCTCTCATCGTCGAAAGGCTGGTCGACGATTGCACTGAAAATCTCAGTAGGTGTAATTGCCATGATGTTTACCTTCCTTAGGTTTGTTTTAGTTATATTTTTTGTGTTTGATGAGACACGTTGTTTATCATCGTGTGCTTCAGCTTTATTTTCAAGAGGTGATGACTACCCTACGCATACATTTTCTGAAAATACAAGCATATAGCTTAATCCTATTATAGCATATTGATAAAAAAGTCAACAGTAAAAAAATACACCACCGTAATATTTACGGCAGTGTATTTGGCTGAATAGAGGTGGGAGTTTCTATTACGCCCCACCCCATTATATCATACTTCCTCGACTTCTCGATGCTGCAGGTCAGCTTCTTTTTCCTCTAAGCTCTCAAGCTGTAGAGCAGATAGCTTACCAGTCTCATTCTCTCGGATAAAGACTTCACCAGTACTCTTATCAGCCACTACGCTAAAGCGGTGTTCAATGCCTTCCTCCATGTTGAGTTCAAAGTTTTTCTGGTTAGCATTCTTGAGTCCTTCAACAATTGCGTTAGCCATTGCTTCAGATGTCGCTGTCGCTGCTGCTACTGCCGCTTCTGCTGCCGCTTCTGCTGCTTCAGTGTCCTGAGTTGCTACTGGGGTAGTTTCTGGGGTAGTTTCTGGGGTAGTTTCTGGGGTAGTTTCTGGGGTAACCTCTGGGGTAACCTCTGGGGTAACCTCTGGGGTAACCTCTGGGGTAGTTGTTTCTTCAGTCATAATTGACCTCCTTGTTTATTTTTATTAAAACCTTTTGTCAATACCAAGCTCTT